TGTTTTGCGCTTTCTTGTTTTGCGCTTTTTTCTTTTTATGATATTTTCCCAACTCTTTTTTATAAAACGCTCATTATACAATTTGAATGATTCAATTTCATCCACAGTTAGGGGTCTTCCTTCTTCTTCTTCAATTTCTGATAAAGTAGGATTGCGCCCATACATATTATCATAAATTTTAAAATAATCTACAATCATTTCATTTATAGTTGCTTCAGGTCTTATATCCTTTTGCTTTCTGTTCATGCCCCCTCTTATCTTGAATTGTTCCTCTTTGTTTCTAATATTATCAATTTTATTATATGTAGGTAAATTAGAATTTTGTGTTAATCTACTTCTCATTTTTGCATGAAAATTTAATTCTTCTCTAAGCGTTCCTTCATCATCATATCTTCTTATAAGATTTTCAAATCTTGTATGATATTTTTGTTTATCTTTACGATTTAATGATTCATATTCTTCATCAGAAATAATCATACTTTCATACATATCTTCAGTAGCATAATCTTTACCAAATCTTACAATATCTTTAATATTTCTTATTTTAGTTTTTAAAATATCCTCCCATGACATGATTATTCCTCCAAAATATAATCGCCATGTTCATGTTCTTTCATCCAATCTTTATGGTCTAATATATCACTAATGACATATTTTAAATATCTTTCATCAAAGCCTTTAAATTCTTTTCCAGCGTCTATGAAACCTTGCATTCCTACTGCACCGCCTTCATCTTTCAAAACTTTTTTAATAAATCTTTCATAGACTTTATACTTCTTATTCTCAACTGCTTTGAGTTTAGCCTTTAAAATATCTTTCCACATAATATCACATCATATCAAAAATTCTATCATATTCGGCTATAACTCTTTTTGAAATTTCATTCCAATTAACTTCATCCATTGTATAACCACTACCTAAAAATTGTCTTACCCATTCTGAATCCATACCAACAACTGTTCTTGCATTATTTTCCCATGTATCTCTCCAAATTTGTTGCATGGCTTTATCACTTATATCGAAGCCCATCATTCTATTTAATTGTAATGATTGGTCTATATGATGTGGTATTGTAACTTTTAAATCTTCCATTATAATTTCTAATAATGCTTTAGTTGCATCATTTTTTCTTATAATGTCATTCCATCTCATATAAATCACTCAAATGGGTCATCTTTTAATCTAATATCTCCCTTAGTTTTTACTAAAATTTCAAGTAATTTTTCCTTAGATAGACCTTTTAGATAATATTCAATTTCTGTAATAATATCCTGTTTAGTAGCCATTGCTAATTCTTCTTCAGTTTTATTATCATATACATCTTCAAATGATTCATTGACATCAGGTTGTCTATCATCTACTTCTAATAAGTCATCGGCTTTACTCCCACCTGCTGACCTTATTTGTGGTTTTCTTCTAATTGTTTTTAAAATTGTCATCCATGTCATTGTTCTTCCCTACTCCATAAGTTAGACCATAGAGAATTTCTCTTATAATTTTCTCTAAGGTATTCGTTAATTTCTTTTCTTGATGGTGAATTAAACTTTAATTTGCTAATAATTTTTTTATACATTTCTTCAAAATCTGTATTTTCGGTTACCATTTCATCAACCATTTCTTTCCAATCAGATTTATTAATAGGTTCAGGTAATTTTCTGAAAACAAAATTTCTTCTTCCTCCAGCCTCACTTGCAATTATATCTTCTTTAGATTCTACTAACCCATCTCTTTCTAATGCTTTGAGTGTAAATACAAGAGAAGTAGTAGTAAAATTACCTGCCATTCTACCACCTCTATCTTTTAATCTTTCTAAAACTCCACCTGCTGATAAAAATTGGTCTTCTGTTACGCCATGTTTATAGACATATCTTTTATTATGTGGAGAGGTAGCCTTACCTTTTAGAATATTAGCCCACATAAATATCCCTTAGTACAATTTAATTTAAAGTTACTATTTAAAAGTTATCACATTTTAGTAGTAATTATACTCATGAAATAGTGGTACACTCTATTAAAGACCGATTCATCTTCAATCTTATCTTTTTGATTTTGGTATAAATATTCGATAACATCCCTTATTAATTTATAGTAAAATTCTTGTCGTAATTCTTTATTACCTATATAGTTAAAAAATAAATTAAATTTGTCAAGATTTTTATTAATTTCTTTTTCCCATTCATCTAAAATAATATGTTTAGTTGTTTGTAAGTTAATGTCTTTATCGGCATCTGCTTGTAAAACAATAATATATTGAGTCATAATCCAAGGTATTACATAAGGGTATCTTGTTTCCATTCCTTCGCCTTCAGGTATTGTACCGAAAGAAATATCCATATTAAATTCAGGTTCATTTCCACTATGCCCAAAGACATTTAAATCCCACAAATTTCCATATTCATTATAATTTAAACCAAATTCAGTAAAGCCCTTTGCATAGAAATGATATTCTTTTTCATTTTCAAGCATTCTTTTTATTTCACACCAAAAATCTTCATCTTGAGATAGAGCATCTTTCATTCTAAAAATATTATTAAATGATTTAATATAAGGTTCATACATTATTCTTTTTAACTCTAATAACCATTCATAACATTCATTTTCATCGTCATCAGGTAAGGGTTGATTGTCCGACCTTAATTTTCCTCTAAGGGAAGTGCTTGGTTTATTAGTTAAAATTGTTGATGAGGATTGTGCTGGAATACCATAACTCGTTTTTTGATTCTTTTTTATAACATCTTCCCAATCCACTATAATTCCCTCCTTTTTCTTTCAATAACGCCTCTTGCAAAATGTTCTAATTCACCACAAAATCTAACTAATCCTGTTCTAAAGCCACGAGTTTTTCCTACTTGTCCTAAAGCGATAAACCATGATATAGAATGTCCATAAGAATCACCAATTTTAGTCTTGATTCCTCCACCATCTACTATATGTTGCCCATTTCTAAAATCATAAAAAGCACTTGTTTCTAATAATTTACAAAACCATTCATTAGAGGATGGATATTGTGTATCTAAATAATGATAAAATCTAAGACTTATATCAAAACCTACATCACTATTATGTTTTGCCATATAACAGATTGATTGACCCTGCCCTCTTTGTTCTTCAAAAGAAGTTTGAGTGTACCATTGGTCGTCATCATAACGCTGAATCCAATCTTTAATTTCTTCTACTGCTTCTCTCCATAATTGTTCACAGTCTTTATCATCTTCTTCATCGGGTAATGGGTCATCATCAGTTCTTAATTTTTGACGACCTACTTGAATTTGGCTCTTTTTGAAATCAAATTTCTTACTCCCATGTAATTGTATGGCGGATAAAAATCTATCTGCCATCAAATCACCTCTTTTAGGATTTAGTGTCAATACACTTTTTTCAAAATTTCTTAACTCTCTTGCGAATCGTGCTACATTTCTCCACCAATCAAATAACATTTGTTCATCAAAAGATTGACCTGCGCTTCCAAAGCCTTCTTCAGCATCAAACATCATTGTAAATACATTAGGCATATCACCATCAGGCGTTACCATTTCTACTTCAAGAACACACCTATTATTTTGTAATTGTAGTTCGCAGATAAAATATAATTTTACATCTTTTTTTGTTGGTGGTATTAATTCACCTTTACTTGTTCCTCTATATGTAACTTTACCTCCGAGTCCAGCAACATAAACCCTTCCAGCATCACTTGTATGAGTATTAAATGATAATGTTTCTAAAAATTCACACCATTGTTCAGGAGTAAGAAAATCTCTATAACCTAAATCTAATAATAAAGTTTTATTAGGGTCTATAATATTACCCATCTTTTGAAATTGTCTAACAAGATAATCAAATTTTTGAAAACAATCTTCATCGTCATCATCAGGTAATGGATTATTATCAGACCTTAACTTTTGCCTTGCTTGGCTTACCTGCACTTTAATAATATCTTCCCACATTAGGCATACCTCTCTATAACGCTAAGTAATTCATCAAATTGTTCTAAAGTATCAAATATTTCTAATTCATAAACATCATAACCTGCTTGGTCTGATACACCTTCGTAAAAAAATCCTATAATTATCTTATCTTCTGATGGTACATGGGTTAAATATGCACAATCTGTTCTTTTTATAATATTATTACGGGAATATAAACTCACACTATCATCTATACTAACCCTAACAGCAATTCTATATTTTTTTAAATTTCTAAAAAAGTCTAAAAATTTACAAAACATTTCATCTGGAACTCTATCCAACCTAATAAATCTATAACTCTTATACTTAGTATTAGCCTCTATCATAGCATCTAAATACATAAACTTTCTTTTACAATCCTCTTCTTCATCATCAGGAAGAGGTTGGTCGTCAGACCTTAACTTTTGGCGACCTACTTGTATTTGATTTTTTAACACATCTTTCCACATTCTAAATCCCCCTTGTAAATTCTCTAATATTATTCATAAATGTTGGGTCGGTTGGGAAAGATACTTTTGCATTACTTTCAATAGTATTTTTGATAGCCTCATGCATAAATTCTAATTCTTCCATAACCCCTATGGTTAAATCGGGCATCGAAAATCTAAGAGCCACATGGTATTTTGAATCAATATCAAGAGCAGTAAAAATATTAATATCTATTTCTACTTTATCCTCATCTGGATTATCTCTTTCTCTATCTAAATAAAATCTAAAAAGTACTTTTAGTCCATCACCAAATGTTTCTTTTGTATCAAATCTTGAGGTCATGTATAAAACTTCAGGTTTTCTATGTATTATAGTTAAACTATGATGTTCATAGTCAGAAAATCCTGCTAATATTTTACACCATTGGTCTTCATCATATAAATTTCTTGAAAATGCCTCTACTGTTGCAACGGGAACATTTCTTTTATTAGCATAAGTATTACCTTGAAAAGTTACCACATGTTTTAAAATTTCTCTAAATATTTTATCTACAATAGGGAAACATTCATCATCATCATCATCAGGTAGTGGTTCTTTATCAGTACGCAACTTCTGTCTTGAAGTAGTAATCTGAACCTTTAGTATATCTTCCCAATTCATAGCCAATCACCTAATTTTATTTCTCTAAAATTACTTTTATATTTCATTGGTTCGGTAGCATTTTTAAAAGGAAGATGAAAATCAAGAATATCAATATTAAAACCTAATATTATTTCACGAGTATTAGTTTTAAAAACTACAAACCTACTCGTTTTCATAGGTTGTAACATATCTCCATTATTTCTTAACCTTGCTCTATATTTACTTGAATGAGTAACAGTATAAGGTGTTCCTTCTATTATTTTATCGAGTTGCTCATGTGAAGTATTAATTTTAGATACCCAATTTTCTAATTCGGCTAATACTAAACACGCTTCTTCAAAAAGTAAGTCTTTTAAACTACGGTCATATATATTAAGTCTTATACCATGATGATAATGACCCATGTAATCAAAAATTATCGGATTACCAAATTCAATATATGCATAAAATGTTGATGCATTTCCTCTTACACCTAATTCTGATACTAAATTTTCTTCAATATAATTTAACTCTTCCTCACTTCCATTTACTAATTCCCATTCTAATTTTGGTTTCCACATAGCAAATTTATCTATATAATCAATTATTCGTTCAAGGCAATCATCCTCATCTTCATTATCTGGTAAAGGTTCATCATCTGTTCTTAATTTCTGTCTTGCAACAGAAACCTGCACCTTTAACAAATCTTCCCACATAATTAATACCTACTTTCATCGTATCTTTTCCCATCTAATCTATCCAATACTCTACTTCCTGAAGTCCAATCTACTTTAGGATTATAATTAATAGGGTCGGGCAATTCTTCTCCATCTTCTACAATAATAAATTTATAAGAAGGTGCATTTATCATCATCGCTATACCATCATATACAACAGCATGTCCACCAAATAAATTTCCTTCAACAGTCCAAGGTCGAGGATTTCCTTTTTCATACATTATTCTTTCTATTCCATCATACGCATCTTGTCTTGTATCAAATAATTCTTTAGGGTAATGAAACCACTCACCTCTCATTCCTGGCGAATTATACTGTTCAGTTACAAACACTTTATATTTTACATCCTCATCTTCAGGTAATGGTTCAGCATCTGTACTAACCTTAGTTTCCGTTTTAACTTTAGAACCTAAAGATGGTTTAGGTGTTTGTGTTGGACCAAATCTCTTTAAAATATCTTCCCACATTAAACATTCCTTCCTAATCTTCTAAGAAGTGCATCATAACTTATGCCCTCTTTTGTTGCTTGTTCTTTTAAATCTTCAATCTTATACATTTTTTGATTAATGTATAAATATCCTGGATTTGCTCTTTCAACTTCAGCAATAGTTTCTTCAGCAGTTTGTCTATCCTCACCTGAAGTATCTCTCAAATCTTTTGTTTCTCTAATATTTTCTTTTACATTTCTTGCTACTGCATCTGCAACAATAGTAATTAGTTTAGTTTCACTACTTACTACACTATCTCTTGTTAAAGTTACAGATGGTCCGAGTAATCTTTCAAAGTAATAATCACCTGATTCATCCTCCATCATAATAATTTCAAATACTTCCCTTTGCTTAGTATCTTTATGTCTATATGAAATCCTAATTTGTAATATCTCATCTGAAATATATCTTTCTCTAACATTGATATTAGATACTCTATCCTCTCCCTCTCTCATGGCTTGAGTAATTTTACCATAGTATTGACTTGCTGATGCTCTAACTGCTGCTCTTAATCTTTCAACAAAATTATCTACATCTCTTACAATTAGATTTTCGCCTTGATTATTTTTAATTTTTAATATTTCTTCCCATGTCATAATATATATCTCCCATATTCTTGTAATAAGTAAGGTTCTTCATCAATTAATTTTTCCTTTATCTTATTATACATTTTCATTGTTGCTGGATTTCTTCTCGCTTTTGCTTTTACTTGAGGATGTCTAAGTACTGCTAATAATCTACCATTAGGATTATCAGGCATTTGTACTGTATATGCAATATACTCTTCCATTAAATTATTACCTTCTGATATACCTGCGGATTTATCTTTATACGGGTAATCTAATATTTTTGATGCTTGATGTCCAAACTCATGAGCCAAAGTATCATATATTTTTTCTTGTTGTTCATAATAATACTGTATCATCATCGGGTGTTTTTTGGTAGCCAAATTAACTACTACTGCATCATCTTCAGGATTATAATATCCCATCGCTTGTCTTGGTTCATATCTAAAATCAGCCGTCATCATTTTTGAACTTAATTCATTTAACATATCGTTAAAATCTTCTAAATCATAATGTTCTTCAATTCTACTCTTATCAGTATTATAGACTACCTGCACTCTATCTAAAATTTTAGAAATAACTGAATCATATTTTGCTAATACTTCTTTTGTTGTCGGACCTGCTATATCTAATAAATCTTGTAAATCATTATGAAGTCTATCTATTTCAGGAGTCCAATATTCATATCTACCACCTTTGTAAAAACCCATAACATCTTCTAAGTCATCAAGAATATCATCCATATTTGATGGAGTCAAACTCTTAAGGACTTCAAACCATGTCATTTCTTTTCACCTGTGATTAAATCTTTCCCATCTTTTTTCTCAGCCTTATCTAATTCTTTAGACTTAGCATCAAACCATTCATCTAACAATTTACATCTTGTCATTATTCAAACCCCCTTTGCCTACCTTTAAAATTAGCCATTAACCTATGTGTTTTCAACGGATTATCCTTTCTTTTATACTTATCTCCAAATTGTCTTGCTATAAAATTGTAAATATCTGTGTTATGAAATGCCTTTGTAGCAACTGCCTCTACAAATCCTTCTACTGTTGTAGGTATATTATACCTTTCTAATAATTCTTTATTATTATTGATTTCATTTTGTAGTTTATTTCTCCTAAAAATGAAAAAGCCACCAACTGAATGTTTATATGTTTTTGACCTATCACCTGTATCAATAAATTTACCTTCTAAATCTGTACTATTAACCCAATCATCTATTTCATCCTTATATTGAAGATACCAATAAGACATAATATATCCTAAATTCCTATCAGGATTTTGTTCAAATAATAATTTAGGTCTTTCCCAATAAAAAGAAGGGTCATCTTTTCTACTGCTATAATTTGAAGCATCATACAAGTCGGCTTTAAGGATATTAAACCAACTCATGTAAAATACTAAAATATAATTACTATTTAACTTATATGGCTGCGAATTTAGAAAATGATATATAAATATACCATCGCTTTTTTTGAAAAAATGCCCGCAAATTTTTTTGGTACTTGCAAAAATTTTTTTTTATAATTAAATCTATTTCCAGAATAAGAATATTGTTTTAATTATACATATTAAAATCAGATTTGTTTTCTTTTGATTTAGATGACATCATTTCTTTCATTTGATTAACAACTTGATTTTCAAAGTCTGTATTTGGTTCTTCACCTCTATGTATATCTGCAAAATGGCGTATTTTATTGTTATATTGTTTAACTAACTCTACAAAGTCTTCTCTTAAATCATTAAAAAATTGCTGTATCTTTTCAGCATTTCTTGGTGGTATTCCTGCTGTTCTTGTAAAGAAAGTATAAAAGTCATTCCAATCTGCGAAATGATTTTCAAGTTTTTTCATAATATCTTCTAATTCTTCTTTATTATTATCTTCAGGCGGGTTATTTATGTAGAAATTGAACACCATAAGGTTGTCCTCGTATGCTATTAGGGTATGTTAGGGGTTATAACACTATGTATTGTGTATTTTTGAGCATTTTTAGGTTGTATGCTATTTTGTTGTACAGTTTGTATGCGATTTTGCGTTTTTATGCTGTTAGAAACACAGTTTTTTGCTATGAAGGTGTTTTTCTCTTGATGGAAGAAAAGAATTAAAACAATTAATATAAAATTCAAGAACCTCCAAAGTAGAACCATATGGATGCAAGAATGAATTAGGAAACAAAAAGAACCCTCCGCCATAAGAGATGATGACGAATGAACCTGCAAACAGAACCATATGGTTCATGCGTTAGCATATTATGAACCATGCAGGAGGGTAACATAATGTTCTTTGACGATGAAGAGTGATTACATCAGTAGAACATTTTAATTTGTTACCATATGGTTGTCGCTTTGCAGACATACCTTATCTCAAATAAAATAATAAAAGTAGTGCTTCAAAGTGAAGCGAAAAAAAAAGGAGAAAAAAACATGCCGAAAAATACAGAAAAGAAAGAAAAAGATTTGTCTATGACAGATGAAAGTTGGAACACAAGAACAGGGCGGGTATTGGAATTCTTGAACCATGAAGGTAATCAAGAATTTCTAAATTCGTCAGATGACATAATGGATGCCGTTGAGTTAATTCAAATGAACATTCGTCGTGGTAATCGTTCAGCCGATAAGAGAAAGAATTTGTGGAATCAAATTCTAATTGAAGGAAGAGAATGGACTATTGAAAAAACTGATGGTGCATTAGCAACTAATTGGCCTGTTTCTGTTGGAAAAGAATCAAATCTACCAGCACATGTGCAAGCAAGTCTTAAGCAAATTGAACAACACACCTTTGACACATTTGTTGAATTGTGGAATAACAATTTAATTGTTCAACAAACAATGGTTATTTCAGACCGCAACAAAGAAATGGGTGGTTCACCTTATCAAGAAGGAACAGAATTTGCAAAAGCAAGAGCATTTGCTAACAAGCAAAGATTTACCAAATATTTCAACGATGGTCGTTGGGATGGTAATTTTGACCTTGAAGCAGGGTTCAATATTGCACCACCAATTGATGAAAATGCTGAAACCGAAGAAACAGGTGATTCATCTGATGATTCGTGAAGAAGAAGATTGATTCTTTTTTAGAATCAGTATTTTCTTAGAGGTCTGAATCAATGTCAGTCTGAGTTTTGAATATTTCTCAGTAAAAAATATTCACCCTCATGGGGAGTTTTGGTTGCGAAGTCTTGGGCTTTTGTTTTCGTTATCACCTCCGTTAAAAAAATAGTAATATATTTTCTCCCCACCTTTTTTAAAATTTAATTTGTAAAAATTATTTTTTTAAAACTTAGGGTGCGTAGCAAAGCACTTACCATATGGATGCATCTTTGAGTAATACCTGATAATCCTACCATTATTCTATATGATGCCTAATCAGGAGGGCATAAGATGGTAGAAGAAGAAAACAACCAAGAAAGAAAAGCAACCAAAGAGGATGTAATTGAATTGGCTGAAGCAATGGGTATTGAGAGAAGCACATGTTCATGGAATAACCCTGTGAACAAGTTTGTCCATATGATTAACACATTGTTTATGCACGATTTGTCAAGTGATAGAGTGAACCAAGATTGCTTAATGATTCTAATAGGACAACCCATGAACCAATTAGAAGCCATTAAAACATCATACTTAGCGTTCAAGAAGTCTATTGACGAACAAAGAACGAATTACAAGAATGAACAAGAAAAGAAAGATGAGTATAGAGCAAAATTTGAGAATGTTCGCTGGAAAAACGGACATATTCAAAGGACTAACAAGTTTGCGAGAGTTATTGCTGAAATGGCTCTTAATGACTCATCAAGACTTTATGAATCAATACAGGAGGCAAGAGAAATGTTCCACATTTTCGACGATGAGTGATTGATTCTCATCTACATCCCCTGAAATTAGAGGGGTGGGGCTACATGGTTGGTAGCCCTGCCTCTCGACCTGTGGTTTTTCATTACATTATCCAAAGATTCATTTCATTTTCAAACCATATGGTACGCTTTGCAGTACCCTACATTTTTACAAAAATGAAAAAATTAAAAACTTTTTTTCAAAAGTGGCTTGTTTTTTTTACAGAAAAACAGCCAAAAAACTGAACAATCTTAAGTTTAAAGTTGCCTTATCAAACCTATGCTAAAGCGGAGGAATGAACACTTGCTCAGATGACAAGACATTTTTAACTTAAGAATTTACGCTGTAGTTTGATTCTACAATTGTGTCCTTACATTAACAGCGTATCGAGTTAATCATATCGTGGGGCAAACCTATCTTTCAAATGTTGTATTCTATTAACGAATGTTTCTTCTTTGAATTTTTGATTATCTTCTTGAAGCATGGTAATGAATATTTCAAGAATTTCATCATATGAATAATAATCATGTTCATTGAATTTAACAAAGGTTTCAGCAATTGTTTCATAATGCCTTCTTTGAAATTTACCCATTTAATCACTTCCTCAAAAACGGAAAGTCCTTAAGATTCTTTACCGATGTAACAAAGGATAAGTATAACCTTTCTAACTTATCATCATCTCTTGGAGTCTTTTCTAATTCTTCTTCCATAATTGAAATGGTGTATCTTGTTAAAAATAGTATATCTTGAATTTCATCAGCCTTGATATTATCAGCATACCATTGTTTTACCCTTCTTATCTTTTCTTCAATCATTCTTCTTCCTCTTTCTTTTTCTTTTCACCATGCAAATAAGTGTCTTTCTTTGGACAAATAGCCCATAAATATCTAACTGCATCTACAAAAGCAACATTATCATGTATATCATGAACCGTTGTAGTGCAACAACCATCATCGCATTTTAATTCTGTTGGCATTCAAATCATCTCCTTCAATTTTATGTGTATCATTTTCAATTCATTCCTTGTTTTCATTCCTTCTTCGCATTTCCAATCTTCAAGATTTGAAAGTATGTATAGAATCTGTGTTCTTAAACCTTCAACACCATACATTTGTAAAGCATCATTCATATTTAGAAAATATGTTATTGCATAATCTCGATAAACAGGCTTTTTACCTGTCTTTGAATCTTTTGCAACAATAACTTTCATTCTCAAATCAACCAATTGTTTGTATAATTCATCAAAAGTTTCACTCATCATCATCACCATTTACTTCTCTTGTTTTGTTAATTACTGCTTCAATCAATAAGTCCATGCGTTCTTTTAATTCTTCAATTGTATCGCCTTGAACCCTTGCAGATTCACAAATCCAATTTTTATATCTGTCTTGCTTTAACTTAACTGTAAAGTTTTTCATTGTTTCCTCTTTCTTTTCTTCCTTTTGTGGTTCTTGCTTTCTCCAAAACATTTTTTCACCATGATAAGTGGTTCAAATGAACATAAGGTTCGTGCAGCAAAGCAGCCTTACCATATGGTTGGAACTTTGTGGAAACCCTATAATTCTAAACATCTGTATTATAGTGGTGAAAACCAATGAGTAAGAAAAACAAATGGGAAAACAATGCAATATGGGAGAAATTCATTGCGCCTTTGGTAGCGTGGATTAAATCTCTAAACATGAAAGAACAAACCGATGAAATGTTGGATATGATTGAGAACGCTGAATTTCAAATTAAGCGTGGTTCAAGAAATGCCTCCAACAGACAAAACATTGTCAAGAGTTTGAAACTTGAATTCGGACATCTTGATTTTGAGGGTTGGACATCTGTTCGCATTGACAAAGATTTGTTGAAGAAAATGAAGAAACAGGCGAAGGATAATCGCCCTGTTCATATTGACTTCTTCAATAATACATCTGTCAAGCCTACATATGTCAAAGATGATGTTAGGTATCAACACACGGCTGAATCATATGCTGATAAGCAAGAAGAAGCGGATTTGCGAAGTATCAAATTGATGTATCGTGAATTGGAGTCCTTAGATGCTACCTTTGAGGTTGAATCTAATGATGCCTCTTGAAGAAGAGGACTGATTTCTTAGGAAATCGGGTTCACCCATGAATTGAATGGGCAGTTTTAGCAATTTCTGTAAAAAATTGCAACCCCTCAAGGTTTTATGCGCTACACAAATTTTCACTATATTTCATTTAAAACCATATGGTACTAAACTTCGGCTATGAGTCCGACAAATGGTGATATATAGGGCATGGGTCGGGGGTCGCCTTCCCTTATAAGCGGTTGAGGCTCGCAGGTGGTGTCAAGTGATGGACAACCATGACCCATTATTTCAGACAATTTGTCTTTTATCTGTATGTATAACCAAGACAATATATAAACTATATCTAATTAATTGAATATAGTTATAATTTATTATTCTTCTTCTCTTATTCTTTAATAAAAGAAGTCAGTCAATTTGTACTACTTAATTTTCTCGATGGGATTTCCCACAATTTCCCATTAGTATGAGAAAACATTTTGTTAGAGTTAATCTTAATATCTAATTCATTATGTATTATTTAGTATCTTTTCCCCTTTTCCCTTTCCTTCCTTACTTACTTACCTTACTTTCCTTTCTATTTCTGTATATATTTGTGTATATATGTGAGAGGGGGTAAGCGTGGGAAAAGTGGGATAATGGGAAAAGGTAATGTTTTGTTAGAGATATTTGGATTATCTCATGCAAAATATTATCTCATACATTTTGTACGATGGGATAATGGGAAAAGGTGTCATTTTGTATGAGTTATTGTTTTGTAATTATTTACAAAATATATGGATGTGAAAAACATGACAGATACAAAAAAGAAGATAAAACAGACAATGGATGAAATTAGGGATTTCCTAATCCAAAAGAATGAACAATATGGCGATTCCGTGATGAACCCAATTAGGGTTTTCTCTAAAGCAGGAATTGATGAAGGACTAAGAGTTAGAATTGATGATAAACTCAATAGATTAATGCAAGGTAATGACAGCATGGAATCTGATGAAGATGTTGTAAAAGATTTAATTGGTTATTTGACCCTTCTACTAATACAAATTAGGGAGGAATAAACCTGGGAAAAATGAAACAACTCCACTATATGTTAGAAAATAACTTTAGCGAAGACAAAATCGCTTGGTTTATTTTTCTAAATGGTCGTGCTGGCAATTGGCATAAGTGTAAAGAAATTGCAAGAGAAATGAGGGAAGATTATGAAACCACAAGAAAAGAAACTGAAGATGCAAGCGAAACTGAACCTACAAACTAAAGAATTGAAAGATATTCTTAATCAGATTGAGGCGAAGAAACAGAAAGATATTGCTAATTATGGCAAGCCTTTGAAGAACAAGCAATTGAGAGATAAGGCTGATGCTAAGAAAAGAGCAATTAAGAAAACCAAAGAAAGTTTGAAGAATATTGAAACTCAACTTGAAAAGAAGTTTAAGTTAAGTACAAGAGATTCAAGGGTTCTTGATGCAATAAGAGGAAACTCCCATATTGCAAATACAACTTCAAATAAGAAAGGTTCAAGATTTGATAACCGATTTAATGGTTCAGCAACTTCAAGAAGAAATGCAAGACTATATCACAGGAGGAATACAGAATGACTGATTGTGTAGCATGTGGATGTTTTATATCAGCAACAGGTAAATCAATTATCTGCGAAAGTTGTTATGAAGATATTGGCAAAGTAATTACAAAGAATCCTTCTTGGAAGGAAGAGGTTAATGTAAAACTTAAAGAAGTATCAGAAACAATTGATGGTGTTATGAAAACTATTGAAAAATTGGAGGCTATTGTTGATGAAATACAAAAGAATAAGAATCAAGATTAGAAAATATCTTGAAGAAAATGGTCCTAAAAGCACACACCAAATATATGAATATATTAATGGTAGTGAAAAGAATGGAATTCAGATGCAAGCATTAGCAAATGTATTGGCTAAGAGTCCATACATTAGAGAATCCCATACTGAAAGGGTCAAGGGAATTACACTCAACTCGTATCAAGGAAAGGTTTGGACTGTAAAATGATGCGAAATGAGATACTGTACAATTTGTATAGTATAGGGCATTGGCTTTTAGTCAATATGTCCAATATATTAAACAAGAACCTTAATAGGCTCAGTTTAGTATGTAAATATGGTGAGGAACAGCCTAATGTCCAATAAGAAAAAAGGTGAAAAGAAATGAGCAAAAATGTGAACGAATTGGAAACAATGTTGAAGGAACAAGTAGAAGCAGGTCTTATTACAGACTTTGAACTACGAAGAATTATGAGTCGTGCAACAGGTGGAGTCTATCTTGATGAAAACCAAAATGCACAGTTTGAGTTGGCTAAGAATTTTATCAATGCGACTCTAACTACTCTATCAAACTTAAATGTTGTAAGTGAAAAGAGAATGGAAAGTACCCGTAGGAAGATGGAAAAGGCTATTGTAAAGCACATTACAAATGGTGGAAATCTAACTGAAAATGGAGAACCCGTTTGGGAATAAATAAAAGGAGATGAAAAGAATGGTAAAGATTACAATTTTGAATGAAACAGGACACACAGAACTAACTCTTAGTGCAAGTGAAGCATTAGACCAAATTATCGACCACCCAACTCATTGGGCTTATGTTGATGGTGAATTGGTTTCAAGAGAAGATATTGCTAACATTGATTTTAATGCGGTTGATGAAGTCGTATTGACTCAAGCAATTGTTGGTGGTTCTTGTACCATTGATGATGACGATTATTGATTAATATCAGTAATTAGAGTCTAAAGTTAGTATGCGACTATGGCATATGGTTTTGGTATTTTACCGATAAAATATTCTACTCATAGCAGTTTCCCGTCTGCTTTATCAAAACGGGATTTTTTTATTGAGGTTTCATTATGTATTGGAAAAAAGAAAGTGGCTCAGAAGAATTTATTGAAATTTGTGATTATTTAGCGGAAAAGAGAAATGATTATTATACTTATAGTCATTACCCAAGTCCTCTTTACCATGTTAAATATCCTGTTTTGAATAAAGGTTGGAATTCTCAATTAAAAGATATGATTGCCGAAGCAAAACAAACAATAAAGGATTCTTGGAGTCAAGAAACTGAAGAAGAACAAGCAAAAAGGTATGATTGGATAATGATACAAAAACTAAACAGATGGGCAAGTAGTAATATTACTTGGAAAGATGGCAAAGATGGCAGGAAAAGATTTGCCGAAGCAAAAGATATGATTTACTATTTCAAGAAAGAGGCGAACTTTCAATGAAGATAATTGGCGATTTCTGGTTTTACCTAAAAAATCTATATCCATTATGGAAAGATATTAGGAGTCAAAGGAAATATTCGAGGTCTGTTGAAAAGAGGAAAAATGAAGAAGGTATCGTTTCAGCATTTTTGTACGAATTTGAACAAAATATCATGAATGAGATGCCGCATGACTTAGTTAAATTAATATTAACTGAATTTTGTGTAAATTATTTTAGAATAACGGAGGAAAGTAAATCCGAAATGGATATACAATTAGAATCAACACTTATACAGTATATGGATAAGTACGAAATTACTCTTGTGAGGTACAATACTGCATAAGTAGAAAAAACATAGCGAGATGGCTGAGTTTGGTTAAAAGCGCAGGGCTTAAAATCCTGTCCGTATTTGGTTCGTGGGTTCAAATCCCACTCTCGCTACCAATTCAAATTAATAATTAAAATGGGCATATGGTGTAATGGATAGCATTCCAACCTTCTAAGTTGGAGATAGGGGTTCGATTCCTCTTATGCCCGCTTTAATTATTTTATGGAGATGATGATTATGACAATAACAAAAAAAGATGTTAAGAAATTAAGTAAAGAGATTGAATCTTTAGGTGTAGAAATAATTGAGATTATCAATGCGAAGCACCTTAAATTAAAGGTTAAAAATCCACAGACAGGAACAGTTAAACTAATTACTGTTTCAAAAAGCCCAAGAGCATACGGAAGATGGAATGAAATTAAATCTTCTGTAAGAAAGGTATTCAGAAAAGAAGGTGAAACATTATGAATGATGAGAGAAAGAAATTGAAGGAAAGATGGCTGAAAAATATAGGACATACTGTTGCAGATAAACTTAGAGAGTGTATTTGTTGTGGTAAAGGGGTACAATCATGTGCAAAAACCAAGTCCTTAATTGGTGGTGTAGAACTAATTTCCTATGCTACATGGGGAAGTAGGCATGATTATACCTATAACGATTTTAATCGCAAGCAAATATCGTTTTGTATGTGTGATGACTGTTATGAAAAGGATATTGAGAAGGGGATAATATTTACCAATATTAGAAATGACGATTTCCTGAAGCCTAAGCAAGAAGAAAAATCTTGAATTTTTTGAAGTTAGAGGGAAATAGCCCTATTTTTTTTCGATTTTTAGTGTAAAAAAGACTATGGGTAATATATATGGTGATAGTATGAGAATAAGTAAATTTTATAGCGAGTATAATATAGATGAAGAAGATGAGTTTTTCCTACCAAGTCGCATTTTTGAAGGTGATTTAAAGGCATCAGGTTGGAAGATAAAAGAGTCATTAAGTTTAGCAAATTTTCATAGAAAATTTAATGACTTAAATGTTATCTGTTCTAATCCTAACTTTTATAGTGATGGACAGATAATTGGAGAAAGCCGAAAAAGTATAATTCAAGCAAGCGGTAATCCCATTATAAAATACAAAGGAAAAGAGTATTGGGATATTGGTAATCTTGTTAGAATACATGGCGATAAGGCAATAGCCGAAATGGGAGAATGGGAATGGTTGCAAGTAATGGATTGGATAGTTGTAACAAAAAAAGACAATAGATTGTTAGCACAATTTAACAAATGGAATGAATTACCAACAAGAAAGGAAGTGGAAAAATGAATAAAGCGAGTAAGATTTTGAGTGATATAACGGTACATATGAAGTATGCAAAGTATTTACCTGAAAAAGAAAGAAGAGAAACATGGGCTGAGTTATGTTATAGAAACATGGAGATGCATTTGAAAAAGTATCCTCATTTAGAAAGTCAAATAACACAAACCTATGCTGAATATGTATTCAATAAAAAGATTCTACCATCTATGAGAAGTCTTCAGTTTGGAGGAAAGCCGATTGAAGTAGCACCTAATAGAATTTACAATTGTGCTTATTTACCAATTGACAATATTGCTGCTTTTTCTGAGTCAATGTTTTTATTGTTAGGTGGAACAGGCGTAGGATATTCAGTACAGTATAACCATATTGACAAATTACCTGTAATTCAACACCCTAACCCTAATAGAAAAAGAAGGTATCTTATTGGAGATTCTATTGAAGGTTGGGCTGACGCAATTAAGGTTTTAATTAAGTCATATTTTGGTAGGCTTTCATCAACACCTGATTTTGACTTTTCTGATATTAGAGCAAAAGGTGAAAGATTAATTACTTCTGGAGGAAAAGCGCCAGGACCTCAGCCACTAAAAGAATGTTTAGTTAAAGTAGAAGGAATACTAAAAGACATTCCAACAGGAGAGAAAATTACTCCAATTCAAGCACATGATATTATGTGTCATATTGCTGATGCAGTTTTAGCAGGTGGTATTAGACGAGCCGCTTTAATTTCTTTATTTAGTGCAGATGATATGGATATGATAACTGCTAAATCTGGTAATTGGTGGGAGTTAAATCCACAAAGAGGAAGGGCTAATAATTCAGCCGTTCTTATTAGAAGTAGAATTGATAAAGATTACTTTATGAAATTATGGAAAAGAATTGAAGAATCAGGTTCTGGTGAGCCTGGAATTTATTTTAGTAATGATAAAGATTGGGGCACTAATCCTTGTTGTGAAATAGCCCTGAGACCTAATCAATTTTGTAATCTTGTTGAAGTAAATGTAAGTGATATTGTTAGTCAAGAAGATTTAAACTCACGAGTTGCTGCCGCTACCTTACTTGCTACCTTACAAGCAGGTTATACAGATTTTCATTATCTTAGAGAAGTATGGAAAAAGACTACTGAAAAAGATGCTTTACTTGGAGTTAGTATGACAGGAATTGCATCTAATAAGTTGAAAGGATTAAATGTTGAAGAGGCGGCTAATTTAGCAAAGGAAGTAAATGAGTTAATTGCAAAAGAGATTGGTATAAATCCTGCCGCAAGAATTACTTGTGTTAAACCTGCTGGAACTACATCTTGTGTTTTAGGAACTTCATCAGGTATTCACGCTTGGCATGATGAATATTATATTAGAAGGATTAGAGTCGGTAAGAATGAAGCGATTTATAATTACCTTGTAGAAAACCATCCTAATATTATAGAAGATGAACAATTTAGACCTCATGATACTGCGGTAATTTCTATACCACAAAAAGCACCTAAAGGGGCTACTACAAGAGATGAATCAGCAATTGATTTACTTAGAAGGGTAAAATATATCGCAACAAAGTGGGTAAATACAGGACATAATACAGGTATGAATACTCATAATGTATCAGCAACAATTTCTATTCGCAAATTTGAATGGGATGAAGTTGGAGAATGGATGTGGAATAATAGAAAATTCTACAATGGGCTATCTGTTTTACCTTATGATGGTGGTACTTATGTTCAAGCACCGTTTGAAACTATTTTAAGAGGTAAATATGAAGAAATGATGGATTCATTGACTTCTATTGACTTGACTCAAGTTAAGGAAACAGAAGATAATACAGACTTGCAGGGCGAAATTGCTTGTGCAGGTGGAGTTTGTGAAATCTAATACAATATGTAATAGATAAAATTCACAAGAAAACTTCCCTATATGGGGAAAATAAAAAAATAAGAAGTGATAGAATGAGCGAAAGCAAGGATTATGAAAGCGAAGAAAAATATGAAGTGATAAGGGTAACTTCTTTGAAATCAAACGGTAGCGTTTGGACAAAGCAGTACGATAATGAAATTGATTGGAATAAGGTAGTACCAATGTTGCTATCTAAGTTTCCTCATATTTTATTGAGTAAGCAAACATTGAAGCAAGACCCACTAACACACTTAATGAATATGGAGTGATTGAAATGCAAATGAAAGGAAAGAAAGCAGTAGAATTTAGATTGATAGAGAGCGAAGATTTACCACCTGTGGTAATTAAAAGGAACGAAACAGATAATGGTTGTGTAATTGTACTAAACCGAGCACATACTATTTGGCTTAGTTTGAATAGAAGTACAATTCCTGGAATTACACAAAGTTTAGCCGAAAAATTAAACCAATTGTGTGATGGATATTTAGAACAGCAACTGTTTAATTCAGAAATGGAGTGATTGAGATGGAAGATTTTATTGGACATTATATTGAAGGCGAACATAAGCAAGAAATTAACATCAAAAGTGGTGCTTTGAATCAAGCACTAATTAGAAGATTGACAGAAATTAGCGTTTCTGATGATTGGGATGTAGCAAAACATGAATGGAGAGCAACAGGACAAGTATGGTATAGACCTTTAAGATATGAAGGTACTAATATTCAACAATTACCTGCACCTCATGGAGATAATCATCCTAATTATTGTGTATGTGGACATCCAATTGCTTGGCATTTTGAAGTTGAGAATACCGAAAACAATACTTTGGAGATTCTTGGTAGTGAACATATTACTAATTGGATGATTATTCGCCACTTGAAAGAAAACAAAGGTATTCCTGAAGATGCAATTACTGAAGAGAAGATAATTGAATGGATGAAAGAGGCAGTTAAAACTATGAAAGCCGAATGGTGGTGGAAAGAAAATGGTGAAGATTGGGAAGAAATGTTTAATGAAGTTAAGGATTTAGATATTAGAATTAATGTCCGTTCAAAAGGTAAATATTACGACCACTCTACTAAAAGATATGAACCACACATGACTATTGCTAAAACAAGGACTAATTCATTAGGTAAAATGGCTTCTGTTGTTTGGCGTTGGAATCACCCTGATAATCCAAGAAGACAAATTGATACAAGAGGTTATCCTAATGAACAATTATGGAGAGATGTTCAATTACTATTTGCTAAATCACAAAAGTTTGAAAAGTTTTTAGATGAAAAGATGGAAGAGGTTGAACAAAGAAAAGCGTATGTCCGTGAACAAAATCAAAAGGCTATGGAAATTGCTGAAGAACGAAGGGAGAGAATTAAAGAGGAGGCTAACAGAATTAGAGCCGAAACAAAAAGAGAATATGATAATACAGCATTAGCAGAAGCCTGTGAGTATTATGATATTCCTGTATTTTCAGTAGAAGATGCAAAGAATGATTGGGAACGAAGATTCTTGAATGATATGTCTAACAGAATTATTAGAAAGCAAACACTTTCTGTTAATCAGTTAAATGCACTATTAAGAATTATTGCACCTGCATTAGATGAAACACCTGCATCTGATAAACAACTAAGATATATTAAAAAATTAGGTGGAGAAGTTACAGAAAACATGACAAAAAGCCAAGCAAGTGATTTGATTGGAGAATTATTAAGGAGAAATTAAAATGGGAGAAGCAGTATTTAGAATTAGACATGCAAGTGATGATAGAAACTCTATCTTAGAAACTAAACTAACATCATCAGCATTTATGAGAGATAGAACAATTGATATTTGGGCACAAAGACAACGCCAAAATATTTCAAAAGAACCTACAATTGAGAGTATTCACAATGCTCTTAAGAATACACTAAGAGTAAATCATCTTGTTAGAACAAGCGAGAAGTCAAGTATCTTTATGAGAGTAGGTAATTGTAAGTATCTTATTAACATGAGAAAGGTAGGTAATAGATATATGGCAAATGGTGAGTTTGCTAATCTTGATACTATCATGAAAGCCATTAGTAGAACCATTATGCGTTCCGCTTATATTAATGGAGAAGGAGAAGAAGCACAAGAAGCATTAGATGATTATTTCTTTAGATGTATCTATGTTCCTGAAAATGTATCTTATGCTATGGAAAATAGAGTACCATACAAATTCTTTGAAAGGACAAATGAAGGTGTTAAAGAAAGAAATACCCGTTTGTCTTTGATGAGAATTGCTGAGGATAACTATGCACTTGAAATTAGTAGCGGTGTATGGGGAGAAATTAAGACAAGAGATTTGAATACTTTTATCAATTCCTATCTTTATAATAAAAGAACGGGTAAGTGGTATATGGTTTCACCTGCTGAATTATGGTTTAGAACTGTTGGCGAAAAAGCCACTCCTGCTCAAGTTAAAATTATGAAAGAATTTTTGAAGCAAAATAGGAGAAGCGATTTGGCTGAACAAAGGGCTATGGAATTGTTTAATGATATGGTTAAGAAATACGATGTAGTTACAAAAGGTGTTTATTCAAGAAACGGTGAAGATGTTTTGGCTATGTTTGTTCGTGGTAAATATGCTGATTGGATGATTGTAGATAATCAATCTAAGAGAGGTATTCAAGATGTGAGCACATATGTTCTAACTACAAGAAATACCGAAAATGTAAATCCTGTAATTCCTAATGTAATAAATAATACTGATAAAGAACCTTATTGGGCAGGACCGATTTGTATTGATAATCTTTCAAGTGGTGCTTCTGTTGGCGACCAATTTGCTGCGAGAGCATTTGCTTGTATGAATGATACTATGCTTGTTAAATTAGTTTCTACTGTTAGGCGATATATTCAAGAGCATCAAATTAATCAAGAAGATATAAGGTTGGATTGGGATGCCGTGTGTAAATTGTCAGTCGAAGCACCTGAACTTAAACAAAGAAATTAATCTTCCTGTTTGTTCAGTTTGTGGTTGTATTCAGGCTTATAGAATATATGAGGTTAATGATATTCTACCTAATAAAAAGGTAGTAGTAAATGATTTAACTTTGTTATTAAATGAATACGAGATTGAAGATAGAGATGAAGTTATTAAAAATGACAAATATATTTCTTATACTAATTTGTATTATAGTTATGATAGTGCTGAAAGGGCTGTGGCTATATTATATTACACAATGAGAGATTTAAATAAACCAGCAAATATGCGAACCTACTGTAAATTCTTAGGTTGTAAAGAAACAAGAGTTTCAAGATTAGCAAAAAAGATTGCAAGACATTATTCTAATTCTGGAGTGTTTGGTATAAATGATATTGACGAGTTTTTATCTAATATGGAAATCGAATGTGAGAAAGTTTCTGAAGCGTGTAAAATGTGGAATGAAACTCAAACATTAACAAGAGGCATTATTGCCGCATATGTATATGAATACACACCATATACTCAAAAACAAGTGTGTAAAAAATTTGGAGTTAGTTTGCCAAGATTGAAAAGAAACTTAAGGAAAGTGAGAAGAAATGAGTAAAAGAAATGTAATGATAATTGGTGCAGGTGGAATTGGAAGTTTTCTGATACCGCTTTTGGATAAAGTAGGAATATATGATATTACTGTATATGACCCCGACATTGTTGAGGAAAAGAATATCACATATCAAAACTTTACTAAAGAAGATATTGAAAAGAAAAAGGTTGATGTAATGGATGAAAGATATAATGTATCTGCTAATCCTTATCCTGTTCTAACTGCTAATCAATTGAAAGGATATGATTTAGTTGTATGTTGTGCTGATAACTTAGATATTAGACGCACTATGTATAATTCAAATGTTAAATGGTTAG